CGCCGAAGGCCAGCGGGAAGGCATTGGCAGCGACGGCGGGCATGTCTTCTGCCTCGGTAACGCCGTAGCCGAGGAAGGTCGCCGGCTGGCTGGCCACCAGTGACGGCTGCCACAGGTACTGGCCGGCGCTGTCCTTGTATTTGCGCATGGCGGCGAGCACCAGTTTATTGGTGACCCACTGGGAATTATTGCGGTAACGGGCGCGCAGTGAGTAGATGATGTCGTAAAACAGGCTTGGGTCGGTCGGCATCGCGGCGGCCTGGCCGGAAGCGATGTATTGCAAGGTGCCGAAGGCGCGGGATGCGTCGACCGTGCTAACCGGCGTGGGACCAGCAAGGAAGCCAGTGGGCTTCTTGGTGCCGTTGCCGGACACAAAGGCCGCGCCCTCGCCTTGCGCAATGGCTTGGGCAGCGGACGAGGTAAGCCAGTCTTCGACATTGAAGAACAGATCATCGAGGGATTCTTCAGAGGCTTGCGGCTTGGCGGACGCCATGCCGAAAGTTGGCGCTACTTCAACCAGGTCAGGCGTATTGGTCTGGTTGCGCGTATCGCCTTCGCCTAGCCACTCGAAGCCGGCGCCGTTGACGTCGAACAATTCCTTGTAGTCGGTCGTTCCAACCTGGCGCACAGTAGAAATTTGACGGATCGGCGAGATATCGACCGACAGGCGGGCGATAGTCCGCTCGATCATTTCCGGCAGGGCAAAGCCACCGGCGGAACCGGTCGTCGTGACTACCGCAGCGCTACGGGTTTCACGACCGCCAGCTTTGGCTTTAGCTTCCAGTGCCTTGTATGCCTGGGCGGCGCGCTGCTTGAGCTCGTCATTATTCGGGGCGCGAACCCAGTCAAAGAACGCACTGCGATACTCGGTGGATTCATTCGATTCACCGTCCTGCTTCTCACCAGAGAAGGCGCCGGGACGGGCCAGCTTGGTTTCCATCTTTTCGAGGCGGCTCTTGGCGTCGGTGATGGCGCTGATGTGCTCATCCATTCTTGCCAGCTTGGCATCCAGGGCTTCGGTCGAGACACCCGACTTGACGGCTTCAATACGCGCGTCATTGGTCTTTTTGTACTCTTCAAAGGCGGTGGCGATCTTGTCCAGCGCATCGGCGACGGACTTGATGCTGGGGTCGTCACGCTGTTCGTAAGCGGAGACAGCGAAGCCGGCCAGCTTGGTCTGGAAGGCAGAGAAATGCATGGCCATGGCGGCCGCGATTGCGATTTTCATTGGTTTTCCTTAAATGGAAGTGATGGAGTTCAGAAGCCGCTGGGCGGCCTTGATTGCACTGGCGGTTGATTGCGCGGAATCACTCCGTTCCTCTCCCATCCTCATGACGCGCGACACAAAGGCCGTCGCGTCGGACTTGCTGAATCCGGCATCGCGCAGGATTCGTTCGGCATCTTTTGGAGCGGCCAGTTCGTCGGCGCTCTTGACGTTGGTGATGCGGGCTTTTCCGTTGGCCGGGAAGGTGACTAGCGAGACTTCCCAGAGGTCGATCTCGGTAAGCGTACGAACCTCGGAATCGCGGTCGTACGCCCATTGCTTCGAGACAAAACCAATCGACAGGCCGTTGAGCGCACCCATTTTGAGCAGGGCATGGGCTTCTTTCCCACAGGCGGTCTCCAGGCAGAGCTGGCCTTTGATACGCAGGCCTTTTGCGTCTTCGAGCATCTCGGTCCAGATGCCGATCGGCTCATCGGATTCATGCTGCCAAAGCATGGCCGGCATGGTGCCGGCTGCTTTATGCGACTTGATCGAGGCAGCGAAAGCGCCAGCGGCAATTACATCGTCGTAGTTATCGACGACATTGAATACAGACCCGTAGCCTTCAATGCTCCCATCGTCGCCCATGGCTTTGATCTGGAGGGCATAGGCACGGGTTTCCCGGCCGGATGCGCTTTTTGTTTCCGGGCTACGCATTGGCGCGGCGGGTGTTTTTTTGGTGGTCATTGGCGTTTTTGAATTTTTTTGTTCACGGCGTGGCATCGGCTGGATCGGCGGGGTCTGCATTTTGGATTTTCCCTTGCGTCATGTTCATCGGGGTGAGCGGCTCATCGAGACCGGGGAGCGGGTCTTTGCCTTCCTCGTCGCGGATTTCGTTGCGCGTGTAGATGCCCATTTCGGCCATCGTCCGCGCCCACATGGCGCGGTCTTTCATGGCGCCGGCCATCAGGTAGCGAACATCGAATTCAGCAAATAGCGGCCCTGATCCATCGAGCAGCATTTCGTCAAAACGCTGCGTCCAGGCACGGTGCCAGGGGGCCAGTGTGTGTTTCACGTGCGCTGCGAAAAAGGCTTCCGAGCTGGCGAAGGTGGCGGACTTGTCGCTGTGCCCGACCATGATCGGAAATACGCCGTAAGAGCGGCAGATTTCTTCGATTTGCAGGCGGCGGGTTTCGAGGTGCTGGGCATCGACGCCAGATAGTGCCGTACTTTGCCACTTGGCATTGCGGTCAAGGACAAGTGGATTACCGACGTTTTCAGGGCCGCCCTTGGCTTTAAGCCAACTTGTCAGGCGGCTATGTTGCTCGGGATTTAAGGTGCCCTCGACGGTGTAGACCCCGCTGGAACGCAGGCCATTTTCATGCATTGCCGACTGGCTGCGTTCCGTTGCAATTGACAGACCAATGGCAGCGCGTGCCAGCATGACTGCGCTCAGGCTGCAGGACCAGTCCCATTGCACACCATTAAGTACGAATACTTCGTCCGCGCCAAACTCGCCGATCAGGCCGAATTCGTCCCAGCAGCGGTAACGCAGCTCGTAACGCGATACTTTTCGCACGTCCCAGCGGCCGGGCTGGACGGGGATTAATTCCCTAATTCGACCGTTGTCTCCTTTGACTTTGATTGACAGGCCAGACCCAGTCAACGCGGCATGAATGGTCATTTGACGGCGCCACTCGAATGAGGTTTGCCATTCGTTTGGGCGGCGGGAGAGCAGGCGGTATTCGGGAATATTGGTGGCTTTTTCCCGACTGCCGTCCGGTTTTTCGCGAAACACGTGCAAGTCTGGCGTCGCACAACCATCGGCAATTACTTTGACGCAGGCGAGGACGGTCGATACTTGTAGCGCTGATTTTTCAGTGACAGCAACACCAGCGATCATGCCACCGCTTCCACCATCGATCAGATTGGCTACCTGGTCGTAAGTGAGCTGAGCGGATTTGCGCCCAAAGATTCGATCAAGTATTTTCACGCGGTTTCCGTTTCCCAGAATGATTCGCCGGACTCTTCGACTACGGCCAGGGCGCGATTCATAGCGACAATAGTGGCAACTGCCGCATCGATCTTGTTAGTAGCGCGGGATTTGCGCGGGAAGATGTTTTCGTTGCGGTCTTCAAACACTTCGACGTTGCTGAGCATCCAGACATAGGCCGGGTTGCCGTCGTGATGGAAGCGGCCGGCGTTGTTGATGGCGTCGATTTCCTTCATCGGGTCTGAGAGGAAGCGGACTTGCTGGGGTATGTCGACAACGGTGAAGCCTTCGGCGGCGAGGTTGGCGCCGAGCTGGTGACCGCCCCAGGGGTCTTTGGCGACTTCGCGGATGTGCACTTGGCTGGCCTGGGTGATCAGGTCTTCCTGAATTTGCTCCAGGTCGATCATGTTGCCGGGCGTGGCGATCAGGTGGCCGCTGTGTATCCAGGCCTGATAGTGGGCATTTTCCGGCTTGTCGACGGTGGATTGCGGGACGTAGTTTCGGCTGAAGGCGTAGTGGTGGCGACCGTCTTCCAGATCGCGCCAGGCGAGCAGGACGGCGCTGGCGATGTCTTGCTTGCTGGCGAGGTCGAGGCCGGCGACACAGCCATCCCAGTCGTGGCTTTCAATGGTGAGCGACTTGTCACCGGCTTGCTGCAGGTTGTAGAGATTGAGCCAGGGCGAGGCGGCAGCAACCCATACATTGAGGTGCTTGGTTTTGAATACGTTTTGCTTGCGGGTGTCGGCGATGGCGTCGCGCTGCTGCAGCTGCAGGAATTCGGCATCGATGGAGATGCCGTAGTTCGGATTGGCTTTCTTGAGGGCGGTTTCGCTGGTCCAGTCGTCGTCTTCGTCCATGGTGAAGACGATGCCGAAGCGCTGTTCGTTGTCGGTGACACCTTCGAGGATCTTCTGCAGTTCGACTTGGTGCAGATAGCACGGGCCGGAGATGTCTGAGCCGGCGGTGGTGATGACGAGGATGAGCGGCTGCGAGCGGGCGCCCATGCCGGTCTGCATGGTGTCGAAGAGTTCGCTGGTTTTGTGCTCGTGGTACTCGTCCACGATGGCACAGCTGGGGCTGGCGCCGTCGCCGGGCTTGCCGATCACCGGCTCAAACTTGCTGTTGTTTTCGGCGATGGACAGGTTGGAGACGTTGACCATGATGCCGTATTGCTGGACAAAGCGCGACGTGGCGCGGGCCATGAGCAGTGCGGGGCGGAAGACTTCGAGCGCCTGGTCTTGCGAGGTGGCGCCGGAGTATATTTCTGCGCCGAATTCGCCGTCGACCGCAAGCATGTAGAGACCGATGACGGCAGCGAGCGTGCTCTTGGCGTTTTTGCGCGGGACGATGACGTCAGCGACACGGAAGCGGCGCTTGAGGGTGACTTTATTGACCCAGCCGAAGATGCTGGCGAGGATGAATATCTGCCAGCGTTCGAGTTTGATGAGCTGGCCACGCGCTGCCCAGTCGCCTTTGATGTGCGGCATGAGCCCGGCGAATTTACAGACGCGCTCGGCTGGGTAATAGGGCTTGCCCTTGAGGTCCGTGAGTTCGGGATTCCAGATGTAGGCGAATTCACCGGCTGCGGCGCGGGCAATGTCCTTGAGGTGGCGCTGGCAGGCAAGCCGGTGCCATTTGCAGGCGTCGATTTTTCCATCAACGACATCATGGGCATAAGCCGTGGCGATATCGGCGAAGGTGAGTTCGATGGTCACAGGGCGTTCCATGCGTCTTGTGTGCCTTCTTCGAACAACTGCCCCTGGCGGTTATCGCTGGTCCGGACGCGCGAACGGGCCGAGGGAGAGAGGCCGAATAGATCGAGATAGCGCCTGACCTCTGACGAGGCATGGCGCCCAACTACCCAGTGATGCGAGTAGGTGAAATTGCCGTTGGCGGTCTTGACCATAAGGCCATCGCCGCCGGTGTATTCCTCGCCCTTGGCCTCGGCGGCCTGGCGGGCCTCATCGGCCAACTTCATGGCGCGAGATAATTGGTTCTCAGCCCAGACCATCTTGGCCCAGGCTTGGCAGTAGAGCACCAGGGCGGCACGATCCAGTTTCGAAACCAGGCCGTAGCGCTCAAGCTCAAACGAGATGCGCTTCCACTCCTTCTTGGCCTCCGGCCAGATCCACGAGGGGAAACTGGGAATCTCCACCTCGGGCTGAAACTCATCGAGCAGGGCCCCAACGGGCTTCTTGCTAGCATTGCCACGCAACAGATGCACGTTGCCAGGCAATGGCTTCGGTCCTCTCTGTCCCATGGCGAATCTCCGTAAACGGAAAAACCGCCGAAAGGCGGTTTGGTTAATGCGGTCTACACGTCTGTACTACCAGGAGTCATCAGGATGGGGTACCCCCTCCCCCAATAACTCCCGCATAAGAAAATCTTTC